GAACTAAATTATGAAAACTGAAATAGATGCAGATTATGAGTATGCAAGATCTAAATACTACGACATGATCACCAAGAATGATGAAGCAATTGATATGATGATGGAACTGGCAAGAGAACAAGAAGCACCACGTACCTTTGAAGTTCTATCTAATATGATCAAACAAAACTCTGAGATTGCCGATAGATTAATGGAACTACAAAAGAAGAAAATAGAAGTCATTAAATCTGGTGAACTTGAAACCCCAGCACAATTAACTCAAAATAATGTTTATATTGGATCTACAACAGATCTACAGAGATTGTTATTAGAGAATGTGAAAGATGTGACTCCAAATGAAATCGATTCAGAAAGTTGAAACAAAGGGGTATCTTGGTAATCCCCTTGTCAAAAAAGATGGTATAAATCAGAACTGGACTCAAGAAGAGATTGATGAATACTCAAAGTGTATGAATGATCCTGCATACTTTGCTAGAACTTATCTAAAAGTTATTCATCTTGATAGAGGTTTAGTTCCATTCGATCTATACGATTATCAAGAAAATATGTTCGATCACTTCAATAATAATAGATTCTCTATTGTTCTTGCTTGTAGACAATCTGGTAAATGTCAAACTTTTAATTCTTATATATATATTAGGAACAAGAAAACTAATATAGAAGAACGTATAAGCATTGGAGATTTTCATGAAAGAATTAAAAGAAATATGTAACAGAATAATTAAAGAATCTAACAACAAAGGTAGATCTAAACATGTGTTATATAAAGATAACATAGAAAATATCATATCCACGCATGATATGATATTTGAGAATATGAAGAATAAACCTATAGGTCAAAAGATCTCAAGATTATATAATGAATTGGAAAGACCTGATATTGGTGGTGTTACTTGTAGAATATGTAATATATATTACAGAGATGATATAAGACAACATATAATAAATTCCCATAATGTTACTATAAGTGAATATAAGGATAGATATGATTCTGCTGCTATATTGTCTGATAAAGTATTAACTAAATATTCTGATAGAATGTTAGGTAGTAAGAATCCAGCATTTCAGCATGGAGGGAGATTAAGTCCATTTTCAAATAAGTTTGTGAAATATCAAGATGGTTCTGTTGATTATTCAATTGAAGATGTTGTTAAAAAGAAGATGCAAAGTGTTAAAGATAATCCACAAAATCAACACACAAATATTGAATTTTATTTAGCACAAGGTTTATCAATAGATGATGCTAAGGCAGCACTATCAGAAAGGCAATCGACATTCTCACTAAAATCGTGTATTGAAAAATATGGAGAAGAAGCGGGAAAATTAAGATGGCAACAAAGACAAGATGTGTGGCAAGAAACCCTTAAAGATAAGACACCTGAAGAAATTGATATTATTAATCAAAAGAAAGGTACAGGAAGAATGAACCAATTGTTTAACAGGAAACCTGAGATGAAAAATATACCAGGTATATTATATCTTATTAAATTTTATAATGAAGATATAGTATTTTGGAAGGTTGGTATAACATCACGTACAATAAAAGAACGTTTTGGTTCAATGAATAAATATAATCTTAATATGGATATTATTACTGAAAATAAAAATATGACATTCTATGAGTGTTTTAAAGCAGAACAATCTATATTAAATTTGCATAAAGATATAAGAATTAACGTGAACTATAATGGATTTAAAACCACAGAGGCATTTGATGAACCAATTACTATCTGATAAAACTGAAAGAAAGTTTATTGAAGAATTTGATGTGAGTGATTATGAAATTCTTACAGAGGATGGATATAAGGATATAACATCTAGTAAGAAAACTATTGAATATGATGTGTGGAAATTGGTTACAGAAAATGGACATTTCTTAGAGTGTGCGGATACACACATCGTTATAGATTCATTTGGTAATGAAGTTTATGCCAAAGATTCTCTAGGGGTTATGATACAAACTATTGAGGGTAATAGTATAGTATCTTCAGTGGTTAAACCAGATTATCTTAAAGAACATATGTATGATCTGTCAATAGATTCGGATAATCATACATTTTATTCTAATGGTATATTAAGTCATAATAGTATATCATCTGTTGCATATCTGCTATGGTATGCTATATTCAATCCAGAAAAAGTGATCGCAATACTAGCAAACAAAGGTGCCACTGCTCGTGAAATGTTGTCACGTGTCACCCTAATGTTAGAAAACTTACCATTCTTCTTACAACCAGGATGTAAAACCCTAAATAAAGGTTCAATAGAATTCTCTAATAACTCTAAGATTGTTGCTGCCGCAACTTCTGGCTCTTCTATTCGTGGTTTATCTGTATCATTATTGTTCTTGGATGAGTTTGCTTTCATTGAGAATGATGCTACATTTTATACATCAACTTATCCTGTTGTATCTTCTGGTACATCTACAAGAATTATTATCACCTCAACCGCTAATGGTATTGGTAATGTATTCTATAAGTTATGGGAAGGTGCTAATCAAAAGACTAACGACTTTAAACCATTCAGGGTAGATTGGCAAGATGTTCCTGGACGTGATGAAGAATGGAAAAGACAAACTATTGCTAACACTTCTGAATTGCAATTTACCCAAGAATTTGGTAACTCATTTATTGGTGGTTCTGATACACTGGTAACACCAGAATGTTTATTAACACTTAATGCGATTGATCCAATAAAGGAAACTTATAATCTAAGAGTTTATAAAGATCCAGAACATGGTCATGAGTATATGATGTTCGTTGATATTGCTAAAGGTCGTGGTCAAGATTATTCTACATTTAATATTATTGATATAACATCATCACCTTTTGAACAAGTTTGTGTTTTCCAAGATAATAATATATCTCCTTTATTATATCCTGATGTATTATATAAATATGCTATGTTATATAATGAGGCATATATAATAGTAGAATCAAATGATCAAGGTTCTATTGTTTGTAATGGATTATATTATGAACTAGAATATGAAAATGTTTATGTTGAATCGATAATTAAAAGCAATTCTATTGGTGTTACAATGACCAAGAAGATCAAAAGAATTGGTACATCTAATATGAAAGATATTATTGAGCAGAATAAATTAAAGATAAATGATGCTAATACAATTATTGAGTTATCTACTTTTATATCACGAGGTTCTTCTTTTGAGGCATCACGAGGAAACCATGATGATTTAGTAATGAACCTTGTTCTGTTTGCTTGGTTCACTTCCACACCATTCTTTGGTGAAATGACTGATATAAATATTAAGAATTTATTATATTCAGAGAAAGTAAGAGCAATGGAAGATGATATTGTTCCTGTAGGCATTTTTGATGATGGTAGAGAAGATGCTTTTACAGTAGAAGATGGGGTACAATGGGAAACTATAAATACTGGTATGTTCTAAATATTAAATAGTATAAATAGTATTGAATGAGTAATAATCTTATTATGATTCTTATTACATTATAATCATTTTTTATAATCTTTTTGGAGAGGAAACAAATATGGGCTTTCAAGTTTCACCTGGCGTTCAGGTAAAAGAAATAGACCTAACAAATGTTGTTCCCGCGATATCTACCTCTATTGGTGGTTTTGCTGGTGCATTCAATTGGGGTCCCGTAAACGAAATTCGGATGGTAGGTTCAGAATCAGAACTTGCCTCAACCTTCGGTATACCCGATGATAATACAGCACCTTACTTCTTATCAGCAGCTGCTTTCCTGCAATATGGAAGAGCTCTTAAAGTTGTTCGTACCGCTACTACTAATTTAAACGCGACAAGTTCTGGTGTTGGTCAGTTAATCATGAATCGTGATGATTATGAGGAAGCGACTGTAACAGATTCTTGGGTTGCGAAATATCCAGGCATATTAGGAAACTCTTTAAAAGTTTCTATTTGTCCTGCTGATACTACTGTATTTGCTAGTTGGGCATATGCAGACAACTTTGATTCTGCACCAAGTACTTCAACTTATGCTGCTGCACATTCTTCTAGTAATGATGAAATGCATATAGCAATAATCGATGAAGATGGTTCTTGGACAGGTCTTGCTGGTTCTGTTCTAGAAACATTTCCATTTGTATCTCAAGCATCTGATGCTAAAGCAAGTGATGGAACTTCTAGTTACTACAAAGATGTATTAAACGGAAACTCTAATTATGTTTGGTTTGGTGATCATGACGCTACATTAGTAAATGCTGGTGGTCTTACTTCTGCTGTTGCAGATTTTAATGCTACTGTTATTGCTGCTGAAGTTTCTGATTCGTTTTCTGGTGGTACTGATGATAATTTACCTACACTTGGTGAACTTCAAACTGGATTTGATTTTTTCTCTGATGCAGATACTGTTGATGTAAATTTAATATTCTCTGTTCCTGGTGTTGATGGTGGTGAAGATGTTACATTTGCTAATTACCTTATTGCATTAGCAGAAGCACGTAAAGATGTTGTAGCATTCATTTCTCCTCCTATTCAAGATACTGTTGGTACTTCTACTCCTGCAACTGATGTAAAAACATTTGCTGATCAGGTAAGTTCAAGTTCTTATGCTGTTATAGATTCAACCGCATTAAAAGTATACGATAAATATAATGATGTATACCGTTGGATTCCTGCTGCTGGTGTTATGGCTGGTTTATGTGCTAACACAGATACAGTTGCAGATCCTTGGTTCTCTCCTGCTGGTTATACACGTGGTCAAGTATTAGGTGTCACTAAAATTGCTTTTAACCCTAAGCAAGCAGATCGTGATACACTTCACAAAGCAAGAATCAATCCAATTGTTTCTTTTCCTGGTCAAGGTACACTTCTTTATGGTGATAAAACTGCTCAAGCAAAACCATCTGCTTTTGATCGTATTAATGTCCGTAGATTGTTCATCGTTT